GGCGGCTATCTGGATGCTCGGAACAATGGACACTGGCAAGCTCCTCCAGGGAGTCATTGCTCTAGGCGTGATTATTCTCGAGCTTTCTGTGGCGATGGCTGTTGCTGGTAGGGCTAATGCTAGAGGTGCGGCTGCGATTATCGCTATGTCCGCGGCAGTCTTGGTTCTGACAGGGGCAGTAGCAATCCTTGGTAACATGGATATCATGACCCTGGCTAAAGGACTCATCGCTCTTGCAGCAGGTCTGGCTATCCTAGCTATCTCGATGGCAGCAGCCGATGCCTTCAAGACTGGTGCTATTGCTCTTGGTATTGCGTCAATTGCATTTCTGTCACTGGCATCAGCAATGAAGACCCTATCCGGGATCACGTGGACTCAGCTGGCAATTGGTTTGATCGCTCTTGCTGGTGGTATGCTGATCCTGGTTGCTGCGGCAGCTGGTGCACAGTACTTCGCGGTAGGTATGATCATCCTTACTGCTGCACTACTTGCGCTAGGACTAGCCCTACTCCCAATCTCAATTGGTATGGCTGCCTTTGCGGCAGTACTGGGTATCTGTGCTACTACAGGTGCAGCAGCGTTCCTAGTTCTGACTGAGGGACTCAAGCAGCTGGCGGCGATTCTACCCCAGGTAGCTATTGATGTGGCAAATGCCATTGCTAACTTCATCATCACACTAGGAGCAAAGGCCCCTGAGCTGGCGGTGGCCATGGCAGCATTGCTTGGAGCGATCATCTATGCCATTAATGCCAACATCCCTGGCATTGTCGCAACGTTGTTCATCCTGATCCAGGCGATGCTCACTGAGCTGGCTAACCATGCCTACGAGTTCGGCGAAAAGGGCGCCACGATCCTGGCAAACTTCCTGAACGGAATTGCTGACAACATCGGCAAGGTCATTGACGCTGCCACCAACGTCATCCTCAACTTCCTTGATGGAATTGCTAGGAATGGTCCGAAGATCATCGACAAGGGTATGTGGACGGTCCTCAAGCTTCTTGAAGGTGTTCGCGATGCTATTAACAAGTACGCTCCTCGTTTCAACAAGGTTGGTCGAGAGATTGCTTGGGCTATTGTCGACGGTATGACCAACGGTCTCGCATCCAAGGCCTGGAGCTTCGGTGAGTCTATGCTGAACGTAGCCAAGAAGGGCTACAACAAGGTCAAGAGCTACTTCAAGATCCACTCTCCTTCTCGACTGATGATGGAACTTGGAGGATATGTCGGTGAGGGTCTTGCTATAGGTATCGAGGATACTGGTGATCGTGTTGCTGATGCCGGCGGTAGTATGGCTGGCGCAGCTTACGACGCTATGTCAAAGGCGCTCGACGGAGTAAACGAACTCATCGAGGACGACCCATCCTTCAAGCCGGAAATCAAGCCTATTCTGGACCTCACCGAGATGCAGAAGCAGGCTAAGGGCATCAACAACTTCCTTCCCGCCATCGGAGTCACGGCTCAGGCAGCTAACGCGGCTCGGCCTCCCGCTCCGATCGCAGTTGACAATTCTGACAAGAATAGTCAAAATGGTGTTACAAACATCACCTTCAACCAGACCAACAACTCGCCTGAGGCGCTGGATGCGGCTACTATCTACCGCAACACCAACACTCAGCTTGCTATGGCAAAGGACAAGTTGACACTATGATCTCAGAGATCTCGTCCACGACAAAGTCGGGGGATCGTCTAACCATCGACATCACGAACCCCTACGAGTCGGGGGTCGCGGTCAAGGAGATTACTGGTCTGGGGCCAGTAAAGGCGGACATCAGCACTGATGGATTCGCCCTGCTGGACGGAGCGTTCCTTAAGGGGATCAGGGTTGGTACTCGTACTGTGGTACTGACTCTGATCCCCTGGGGGACCGACATTCAGGAACTCCGACTCAAGACATATTCCTACTTCGGAGTCGGGGAGACCATTACTCTCGGTGTGACAACCGACTGGCTTAACGTGCACTCCGACTTCATCGTCGAGTCCGTCGAGCCGAACATCTTCTCTGAGCGGCAGGAGATCCAGGTCTCCCTTCTTGGACTAGACCCATATTGGAAGTCCTCTGCTACTCAGATTCAGAAGGTCGTGGGCTTCAATGATAACACCCCCACCTTCGAGTTCCCGTTCTTCTCACAGGACAACCACAAGCTCAAGTTCGGTGACATGACCAACTCCTCGGGTAAGGATATCCGATACCTTGGTGACTACCCGGCTGGTGTCACAATCACCGTCGAATTCCTTGGTACGGTTAGCAACCTTATCCTGAGTAACACGACCTTCAACGAGACAATGTCCATCTCTCGAGCGGGGAACTTCTACGCCGGAGAAAGTATTGTTGTCGACACTCGTCCCGGCAAGAAGTCGATCACTCACCAGGCTCGAGGAAGGAAGTCATACATCACTGGCGTTCTGGCGCCAGGTAGTACCTGGATTCAGATGCATCCTGGAATCAACACGATCGCCCTTCAGTATGCTGGAGGCGTTGACGATGTGAACGTCTCTATGGAATACGATACACTTTATAGGGGGATCTAATGCAGCTGTTCTTCGCGTTCCTTCATAACTACAATTCTTGGATTGAGGTTCCGAATAACTTCTACTCCCTCAACTGGACTGAGCGGGCATATGACTACGGCCAGTTCGAGCTCCAGCTCTACTCGGATCAACCCGGGTACGAGTACAGTCTTGGGAACCTGTTTATTCGAGATGACACATCTACCGCCATGGTCATCGAGACGGCTACGGTGAAGCAGGAGGATGACGGTGTCTACCTCCACAAGTATACCGGGCGCTCTCTCGAGTCGATGTTTGAGTGGAGAGTCCTACCTCACAGGCAGTGGATTGAGCCCGACAAGAATGGCCAGTTCAATGCTCAGATGACTGCTGAAAACTTGGCCCACGCGCATCTTGGGAAGGATGCAGAAGCTGCTCGTAGGATCGATAACTTCAACTTCCACCGGGAAACTCGAGTGTCTCAGATGGCCTACGTCAACGACACTGGGCAGAAGATCCAGGATGGTAAGTGGATCATCTACGACCGAGCACCCATTGCTGAGATGTTCAAGAACGTCTTGTCGGCGTGCAAGCCGAACGGATATTCTCTCTTCTACAAGATCAAACTCGAGAACCAGGGTATTCACTGTTACGTAACTGCCCCGCATCTCATCAATACGATCACACTCGCTCAGGAGAACGACAACTTCTCCGACTTCGAGTCAGTGGACTCTATTGTCGATAAGAAGAGTACGATCTATGAGGTCTGGGACTCCGGAGATGTGGATCTGAAGTGGATTGCCGATGGTAGCACGCACACTCGGGCGCACACACTGCGATCTGAGAATCCAATTACTCGACGAGAAGTCTTGTGGGATAATACTCAGGTCCACAAGCCCTACTCGATCAAGGACTGGAAAGCGCTTACCGATCTTCAGCGGAAGCATATCACCTCTCTGAGCGAGGTGTGGTATCCCTTCTGGGTTCTGGACGCTATGTTCCCGAAGTATACCCCACTCAAGATGATCTCGGGTAAGATCAACAGCTTCTCCAATGTTGAGTACCGTACTGGGTTCGATGTAGGAGATATCTTCTACTACGTCCCCTCGGGCAGCAACGCAGAGCCAATTGAGTGCCAGCTGACTGAGATGACTGAGTCTTGGTCCAGTAGTGGGTTCTCTCGGGTTCCCACTATCTCAATGTCGTCTCGTACCAAGTGGAATGGTGACGGCTTCCGTATTGACTTCACTCGCGGTGGCCCCGGAGAGGTCATTGCTCCTCGAGAAAGGGATTAATGCATGGCCATTTCTAGTGGTTTCTACAACTCGGTGAATGGTGACCGGACATACGATGCTGACCAGTTCGGATCGCTCTTCGACGGTATCATCTCACCGGGTGTCTTCCCGAACGTGGGAGACAAGTTCCGAGTTCGCCCCACCAACAACGGTATGTCCGTGTATGTAGGTTCTGGTAAGGCATGGCTGAACAACCGATGGGTAGAGAACTCCGGTGATGAGACGGTGACACTCACTGGTTCTCACGCGACACTAGACCGAATCGACCTGGTATGTATCGAGGTTGACCGATCCAAGGCGATCCGTGGCGCCAAGATTAAGGTTGTCCAGGGTACCCCTGCTGTTACTCCGCTGATTCCGAATGTTGGGGACAGTGGTGACCGACAGACATTCGCTCTGGCTCAGATCAAGGTTATTAAGAACTCTCGACAGATTGTCGCCGAGAACATCATCAACCTTGTGGGTAGTGCTCGCACTCCTTATGTTCGCGGCCCTCTCGAGACGATCAACCTGGACTCCCTTCAGGCTAAGCTCCAGGGCGAGTTCAACACCTGGTTCGACTCGGTTCGAGATGCTCTGGCTAACGCGGGGGGTAACACCTCGACTGACGTCGCCAACCTCAAGGTGAGCGACAAGAACCAGAACGATCGTATCCAGGCCGTCGAGGGTCGAGTTGCTGGTACCGAGCTCAAGATCACTCAGATCAACGAGAAGTTCACTAACTCGGGATCTGTTTATGGGATGCTAAATGACTCGAACGTCGGTGTCCACAACTCGATCTACCGAGGAGCCTCTTTGGGTAACTCGGTGACTCCGTACCTCCAGGCAATCCGAAGTGGGTCGTTCTCCGGGATGTACCTTGGTGACTACTGGACATATTCTGGTGTCACTTGGCGAATCGTGGCGTTCAACTACTTCATCAATATTGGTGAGCCGCCCTTCCGCCAGAACCACATCGTGGTAGTCCCTGACCGGTCTCTGTTCCGAGAGGCTTGGTCCACCACTATCCCGGATCAGCGCTCGTATGTGGACTCGACACTCAATCAGTCCACTATGACCCAGGCAAGTCGTATGGCTGAGTCGCTGTTCGGACGGTCTAACATGGTCGGTGTCTGGACTCGAGTCGCTACTGGGTACGATGGTAACGGCGCAGTCAGGGATTGGCGCTGGTATAACCCACATATCAACATTATGGATGAAGCTATGCTCTGGGGGACATCGATCTTCAACGATCCTCTCGCCAAGGGTATGCACCACAACCAGTTCCCCGCCTTCAGGCTCAACCCAGCCCTTGTTAACATTGAGGAGGAGTACTGGCTTCGTGAACGAGCTTCAGCACAGACTGCAGTCTACATGAAGTCCACGGGCCAGTTCTCCCACGCCCCGATTAACTACTCCCTCGGGGTCCGTCCCTATCTAGCGATCGGTTAACATGCAGCACTTCGGATTCAACCCTCTGCTTGATATCGTTCTTGCGATATTCTTGTCAGTACTGGGATCTTCCGGAATGTGGGCTTGGATCATGAAGCGCAGTGAGCGGAAGTCCGCCACGTCAAGGCTTCTGCTCGGAATGGCCCATGACCGGATTGTATATGTCGGGAAGACATATCTTCATCGAGGATTTCTCACCCTCGACGAGTATGAGGACTTCATGAAGTATCTCGTAGAGCCCTATTCCGAGTTCGGGGGGAATGGGCTTGCCGAGAAGATCGTGAATGAGGTCAAGAATCTTCCTGTCGTCCCCACCCCTAGACCCCCGGCAAAGAGGAAAACCAATGGCTAAGCATCTCCAGGAGAGCAAGTTGAACAACAAGTCCTACGACGTCCTCAAGTGGGTTGCGCTGGTCGCCCTTCCGGCTACCTCTGCGCTCTACCTCACACTTGCGGCTCTGTGGCACCTTCCTCACCCGACTGAGGTAGCGGGTACAATCGCCGCGATCGACACCTTCCTGGGTGTGCTTCTCGGCGTGAGCTCCACCAAGTACCAGGGTACTCAGCCCTCTGGCGCCCTCCACGTGTCTGAGGACCAGGGGATTCACGCCACCTTCGACCAGGGTGTCGCTGAGATGCTCCGGAACGGAAAGGTGACGCTGGACGTCAAGCAGGTCTAAGCGAGAAAAACCTGCGGTATAATGAACCCCTAGAAAGGAGCCCATCCATGAAGAACCCTGACCCCATTCAGCAGACAATTGAAGCTGCTCTGAAGGAGGCCGAGCTTCACGATCCGTCTAGTGAGGACTACACCACAATTGCTCGCAATGTCGAGACTCTTGCAAAAGCCAAAGCCCTTGGCGAGAGCAAGAAGCTCAGCAAAGACGCAATTCTCGGTGCAGCTACCTCTCTGGCCGGTATCGTAGCCGTCCTCCAGTACGAGCGACTTGCAGTTGTCAGCTCGAAGGCGTTCGGTTTGATCATGAAGGTTAAACCCTTCTGAGATTCGTCAGGCCCCCTGTGCTATATGCATGGGGGGCTTGGCTTATCTTTTTTTTTTCGCGTAGAAAACGGGCTCTATATTGAAACCCGTCATAGAAAGGACACTCTCATGAACCTCTCTCCCGCCGCTGCACAGGCCGCCCTCGACTACGCCGAGGAGCTTGCTGCTACTGGACTGAGCTCTGAGCAGTACGACCACTACTACCTCTGACACAGTTCTAGATCCCGCCATGGGATCTAGGCTTATCTTTTTTTTTGCCTACGCGAGAAAAACGAGTGGTATATTGAAGACCCTTAGAAAGGAAACACAATGACCACCCTCCTCGCTCTTGTCATCGCCCCCTTCGTCGTCATCGGCACCCTGCTGATCGTCGCCGAGATGGTTGGCAAGAAGAAGACCTGGAACTTCTGATCCTACCACCTTCCAGCCAAAGATCCCGCCATGGGATCTAGGCTTATCTTTTTTTTTTTCGCAAGATAAACCAGCCCTATATTGAAGATCCTACGAAAGGAAAGACTATGCTCTACATCGCCCTCTGCCTTGTCACCATCCTCAGCATCTTCTTCGCTGTTGCTCACGAAGAGCAGAAGTACACCGCCTTCAACCTCAAGGCCCGCGTACGGACGCTCGAAGTTGAGAACGCGAAGTTGCGCGCTGAGCTGATGACTGATGAGGAATGGGATACGATGGTGGAACAGGCTCTCGCCGTTTCCCGTTGATCCAAGTTCTATACCCCTAACATGGGGTATAGGCTTTCCGCGAGAAAAACCATGCCTTATATGAGACCCCTCTAATTTGAAAGGAAACCCTCATGACTGAGACCACCGACACCACCGTTGAGACCAACGAGAAGATTGTCGAGTTCAAGTTCAACAAGGACGCTGTCCTGCCCGCTATCAAGCGCAACTCCAAGAAGTTGATTGCTGGCGCCGCTGTATTTGCAGCAGGTACCGCACTCACCCTCATGGCGTTCCGCTCTGTACCGGACACGGACGAGCCCGAAGAGCTTGAGCACGATGACCTTGATGAGCTCGACGAGATCGAAGCCTCTGAAGAGACCGATTGAGACCTCATCCTATATCCCGACCTGGGATATAGGCTTTTCTAAGGAGTACATATGGAATTCGGACAGTGGCTTGGTATCTATGGTCTACTGCTGCTTATCTGGCTCGAGCTTCGAGATATTCGAAAGAAGATGAAATAGCCCGCGAAAAAAACCGGTCCTATATTGAAACCCCTCCGTTTGAAAGGACCACCCTCATGACTCGCATCATCGTTTCTGTCATCAAGAGCGCTGTTTTCATCCTCGGAATCGTTCTCGCCTCCTGCTTTATTGGACGCGGGGCCAACTCTCGGATGAAGCACGTTGTTGGGATCCAACAGCGCTTCATCGCGCGCCGTGATCGTAAGATCAACCGCTGGTAATTCAGCACTATACCCCGACTTGGGGTATAGGCTTTTCTCGAGCTAGAAAGGAGCACAAAATGTTCGAGGAACCCCCTATCTACTACATCCTGATCAGTCTCATCTTCCTGATCGTCTTCGGAGCAATCAGCTTCGCCACCTGGCTTGTGTGGCTCACGCCCGTCTCGTTCATGGCTAAGCTTGTCATGACAGCTATCGGGTTCCTCCTCTGCGCAATCACAGTCATCCTCTACACGATCTCGGCGGATTGATATGTTAGTCGTACTTCTCGGTCCAAGTTGCTCAGGCAAGTCCACATTCCAGAAGGAGCTGGTTGAGAATGAGGGATACCATGCAGTCCGCACTGCAACGACCCGACCTAAGCGTATGGGAGAGGACCTATCTTCCTACTACTTCCTCAAAGATCAAAGCTTTGCTGAATGGGAAGTACGGGGCGACCTCCTTTGCGTCGAAACCTTCCGAGGTTGGCGGTATGGTGTTCCTAGAGACGAACTGGTCCGATCTGCATCCAAGACGAACCGATGCGTCATCCTCACACCTGGAGGAGTTATGGAGCTCCTGGCAAAGCACGCAGACATCGTCGTCGGAGACGCTCTGTCCGTACTCTACCTCGGTGTTGATGGAGCAACCGGAGAGGCTCGTGCATATTCACGAGGAGACGACCGACGGGAGTATCTGCGCCGAATGGCTGCCGACTCCATCGATTTCCGACACTTCCCTCGGGAGAATGGTGTTTGGGAGTTTACGCCGGATTATATCCTGGATTGCATCAACAATCCGCAGAACTACAAACTGAAGCCCCGTCTCAAGCGAGTTGAAAGGAAGCACAAGTGAGCATCATCTGGTGGACCCTGTATCTTATCGGGGCTATCACAGTCGTGATCCTCTGGATCAACATCATGACCCTAATCGTCCGAGTCTTCACCTACATCTTCAAGTCAGAGTGGTGTAAGGTCAAGGTTATTCAGGGGCCGCCTGGACCTAAGGGAGAACCCGGTGAGCGTGGCCCTCGAGGATACGATGGCGAGCAGGGCCCTCGTGGGGACTTTGTTATCACGTCTGACCTCAGGCGAGAGATCGATCGAACCATCAAGCAGCAGGGAGTCCTAACTCGTAAGGACATCGAGTCGCTCATCCGTATGGAGGTTGCGGCACACCTGAGCAAGCTCGAGATCTCTCGTACGACATATCCCGGGCTCGGTAAGGAAGAGACCAAGATCCAGATGAAGGAGGACAAGTGATCAATGCGAACGGTGTTACGCAATTCTTCAAGGCTAACGCTCCGGCTATTCTCACGGCCTCGGCATGCGTCGGGACCGTTGCTACGGCCGTACTCACGGCGAAGTCTACTACGCTCGCAGTCGAGAAGATCGCAGACTACTGTGAAGCCAATCTTCGCTCACCCGAGGACCTCTCTTGGAAGGAGAAGTTCGCAGTATCATATCGAGTATATATTCCCCCGGCCATCGCAGGCGTATGCACTCTGGTATCGATCATCGCGGCGAATCGTATTCAGTACTCTCGTGGAGCGGCGTTCGCACTGGCTTACACAGGTTCGGAGGCAGCGTTTAAGCGATATCGAGAAGCGGTGGCGGACGTGGTTAAGCCGAAGGACCGCGAGAAGATTAAGGCCCGCGTTGCAGAGAAATCGGTATCGGCAGCTGGCGAACCACATCCCGGAACTATTCTTGTGGCCGGGGGAGGGGACGTTCTCTGCTATGACATCTTCTCGGGGCGGTATTTCAAGTCTGACATCGAGTCAATCCGCCGAGTCGAGAACAACATTAATGGGCAGCTCAACCTTGAGTGCTACGCTTCCCTCAACGAGTTCTACAACGGCCTTGGACTTCCACCCATTGCAGCCGGTGAACTGGTTGGATGGTCCGAACCGAACTCCCTCTCCGTCGAGTTTGGTTCTCAGCTCACTGAAAAGGGTGAGCCAGTACTTACGGTCGACTTTCTAGTCGCCCCTAAGGAAAACTACTTCAAGATCAACTGAAAGGAAATCATCTATGTTCTCCCACATCATCCGCGTCCGTGGTATCTTCGACGACGAGCCCACCACCAAGAAGCTCTACTTCCACATGTCTCGCCGTGAGATGTTCGACTTCATCAAGCGGTACGACAACGTCACCAACTTCGAGAAGTGGCTCCAGGCTGCTATTGACAACGAGGACCTGTACACCATGATGAAGTTCTTCGACGACCTCATCGGTACCTCGTATGGTGAGCGTCAGGGTGAGCGCTTCGTCAAGTCCGAGCAGATCAAGGAGTCCTTCCTCAACTCGCCGGAGTACGAGGAGCTCTTCGACCAGCTCATGGACAACCCGGCTCTCGTCCGTGAGTTCTACAACGGTATCCTGCCGGAGAAGATCATGAAGCAGGTTCAGCAGGACCCCAAGTACAAGGAGCTCGACTCTAAGCTGAAGGAGACGGAGCTCAACAACCTCTGATCCATATTTGGGGGCCCTGGAGAAATCTGGGGCCCCCTCCTTGAAAGGAGCCACCTTGGCTAACGCACCAATCCGTCCGAACCTCCCGTCCAACAGCAAGCTCCCTGAGCGCAAGAAGGTTGAGCAGGTCACTACTGCCACCGTCACCAAGAAGAAGTCTAGCTTCGGGACGAAGGCTGTATCTGCTTTCGTCGGAGAGGATATCCACAATGTCGGCGAGTATCTACTTTACGATGTTACTATCCCTGCTATCAAGAACACACTCTCGGATCTGGTCAGTCAGGGCATCGAACGTCTCCTCTTCGGAGAGTCTTCTCCTCGAGCTCGTGGCTCGTCCGGGGGGTCCCGTGTCTCCTACGGATCATATTCTCGACCAGGCTCAGCACCAGGCAATCGCCGAGACGCTTCTCCTCGTACACGTCGATACCATGATTTCTCAGAGATCGAGCTCGAGTCCCGAGATGAAGCTTATCTCGTTATCGACCGACTCGGAGACCTCATCGAGGAGTACGGTCTTGCCACCGTCGCCGATCTCTACGATCTCTGCGGTATCACTACCGAATACACTGACGAGAACTGGGGCTGGACTTCGGCCCGGTACATGTCGGTGATCCGTAGCCGTCGTGGCTACATGCTTCAGCTCCCGAAACCTGACCACATCAATGCACGATGAATCCTCAGCAAGTGCGGCTTGAGCTTATCGCCGCCTATCCATTCTCAGACAAGTGGCGTCGCCGTGTTGAACGCATGGAAGACGACCAGGCAATCGCAATCTATCTTCGACTCAAGAAAGCAGGACGTATCAAATGAATCTCGGAATTGTTACCCGTCTCGCTGGACGCGCTGGACTGGTTCTCAGCAAGCACGCCCCCACCATTCTGACTGCCGCCGGTACCGTTGGCTTTATCGGCACCACAGTTCTCGCCTCCAAGGCAACCCTCAAGGTTGAGGAGACTCTGGCTGAGGAGGCCGCTCTCCTTGTCAAGGTCCACGAGGCCCACGAGGATGGCAAGCTCACCGACAAGGACGCCACTCGGGACAAGGTTATCCTCTACACCCGAATGACCACCAAGCTCGGCAAGCTTTATGCCCCCGCCCTGATTCTTGGGGCGGCCTCTATCGCTTCTCTGATCACCGGACACGGGATCATGCTAAAGCGGAATGCTTCTCTCGCTGCGGCTTATGCTGCTGTGGACCAGGCCTTTAAGACCTACAAGAAGAAGATCGAGTCCAAGTTCGGTAAGGACGCGGTGCTGGACGCTATTGTGTCTGTCGCTGACGAGGACCTCACCAAGGACGAGATGACTCTCGAGGCCATCTCAGCTGTCGACGGAGTCTCGCCCTATGGCGTTATCTTCGATGATGAGAACGTGAACTGGTCCGCCGACGAGGACCTGGCTATGCTCCACCTCAAGTGCCAGCAGCAGTACGCGAATGATATTCTTCAGACTCGTGGGCACATCTTCCTCAACGAGGTCTACAAGATGCTCGGGTTCCCCCACACTCCTGCTGGTGCTGTGACTGGCTGGGTCAAGGGTAACGGCGACGACTTTGTCGACTTCAACATCTTCGAGGGCACCTTCGAGGGTGAGGACAAGAATGGTCGTACTGTCACCAAGTGGGCGCTGGACTTCAACGTCGACGGCGTGATGTACGACAAGATCTGAGGTGACCATGCTTGACAAGATCGCATATTTCGCAGCCGGGGCTGTCACTGGCGGCCTTGGCGTATATTTCGTTCTTGCTCGCAAGTTCGAGCAGGACTTCCAGGAAGCCACAATCGAGATCAACAAGGAGCTTGCAGAAATTGCTGAAGCGAAGCACAAAGAGCGAGTGGGAGATGGCCCTGATCCAGAGGATCGCGAACCCGATCCTGAGCCGGTGGTACCGAGCGCTGTTGTGGACTACTCTCCGACTCCTATGGAAGATTCCGACCAGGAGGAAGTGACCAAGCGTACGATGGATCGACAGCACTTCGAGGCCTACCAGATCACCGAAGAGGAGTATCGGGCTAAGGGTCATCAGGAGCATGTCGAGCTCACGTACTATATGGAGGACGACGTATTCGCTGATAACCGGGGCGTTCCTATGCAGGACACGTCCTGGTTTGACAACATCATCAGCGGTGTGTCTGCCTCCGATTCCATCATCTATGTCCGAAGCATGAGCCGCCACGCGGACTTCGAGATCACTCTTCTCGACGACTCCTACGAGCACTCAGTTCTCGGGGTTGAGTATTACGAGGACTAACAGTGATCGAGGCAGCACCGGATAACTCATATTTCGAGTGGCTTGTGGATCGAACCGGGGATACTCGCAAGGCCGAGTGCCCCGAGGAATCCTTCATGAGCCTGCTCGAGATCATGCACCAGACGCCGTTCCGGGTGACGATCCAGAACGACATCAACCGTGCACAGGATGGTATTGACCTACGTAGGGCGTTCATTCGAGAGAACAACGACGTGTCCTATGTCTGGCTTAACGAGCAGTCTTGCTCCATGCTCGAGATGTTCATTGCTTTGGCCGAGCGTATGGACATGATGCTCGAGGATGACGATACACCATATTCTCTGGAATGGTACTTCTGGGAGATGGTGAAGAACTGTGGCCTCTACGACTACACTGATGAGGCCCTGTTCAACCCCCGCCACGAGGAAGAGGTAGAGTCTATTCTCGAGCGGATCAACTCAAGGGATTACACGAAGCTGGGGCACGGATCCATGTTCCCTCTTCGTGCGATCCCTCTTCATGGCGCACGTGATATGCGGAAGGCGGAACTCTGGGCCCAGATGAACGCCTACGCAAACGAGAACTATATGTAAGGAGACTCATGGATTTCTACCGAATCTGCGAGCGTACCACAAAGAGTGGAAAGGTGGAAATCTACCCTGAGTTCCTCGTCGGAAGATCGAGGGATATTCTCATTCAGGGGCGAGACTTCCAGGCAATCTGGGATGAGGAGAAGGGGCTCTGGTCTACAGACGAGTTTGACGTCGCTACGTTTGTAGACCGGTCCCTCTTCGAGCACCAGAAGAATTACACAGGTCAGATTGAGACCGTTGTTAAAACTATGTCCAACTACAACACTGGACTATGGACCAGCTTCCAGACTTGGAAGTCCAGGCTCCCTGATAATGGGCAGGAGCTTAACGCCAAGCTTATATTTGCGGACAGTACTCCTAGAAAGGAAGACTATGCCACTGCAAGGCTTCCATACTCTCTCGATGAGGGCGAACCGGTCGCTTGGGGATCTCTCGTTGGAACTCTATATGATGAGGATGCTCGACGAAAGCTTGAGTGGCTCATCGGTTCCATTGTGGCTGGAGACTCTAAGAGGATTCAGAAGTTTGCCGTCCTCTATGGTCCCCCGGGTTCCGGAAAGTCAACAGTCCTCAATATTCTGGAGCTTCTATTCCAAGGCTATACAACTACATTCGATGCAGGAGCTCTTGGATCCAAGTCAGATCAGTTTGCAACCAGCACTCTCGGCAAGAGTTCGCTCGTGGCCATTGATCAGGACGGAGACCTCTCTCGTATCGAGACTAATGGCCTTCTTAACAGCGTAGTGGCCCATGAGACGATCCTGATCAACGAGAAGGGCGTGAAGCGCTACCCCAAGCGAATCAATGCCCTGCTCTTCATCGGTACCAACAAGCCCGTCAAGATCACAGACTCGAAGTCTGGTATCATCCGTCGACTGATTGATATATCCCCTACCGGTCAAACGGTGGGGGCCGACGAGTATCAGACTCTGATGACTAAGATCCGTGACGAGCTTGGAAAGATTGCAAATCACTGTCTTGGGGTTTACCGGAGTCTTGGTAAGCATTACTATGACGCTTATAAGCCTCAGGACATGATGATGAAGACTAATGTGCTCTATAACTTTGTTGAGGAGAACTATCTCCTCTTCAAGACCGAAGAGTACATCAGTCTCACGATGGCATATAAGCTGTATAAGGAGTACTGCAGTGAGAGTAATATCCCGTACCCGAAGACACGATATCAGTTCCGTGAAGAACTCAAAGATTACTTTGACGAGTTTCATGCACGTGTTCGAACAGGGGACGGTAGACTACGCAGTATATATACCGGATTCAAGGATCACCTACTGGATCCTGCCGAACTCGAGGCTTCTCCAGAGAAGCCATATTCACTGGCCCTCGACTATTCCGAGTCCCTTCTCGACGACGTTCTGGCGGACTGTCCAGCCCAAAGAGCCGGAGACCATGGGACTCCGCAGTTCCGATGGGCAAACGTTCGAACCACTCTTCGTGAGATAGATACTCATGAGGTCCACTACGTCAAAGTCCCCGAGAACCACATCGTCATCGACTTTGATATCAAGGAGGACGGTAGGAAGGACCTTAATCGAAACCTTCAGGCCGCCTCAGAATGGCCCCCTACCTACGCCGAGACCAGTCAAGGTGGTAATGGAGTTCACCTTCACTACATCTACGACGGAGATCCTTCCGAACTGGCGAGGCTCTACGACGAAGACATTGAGATCAAGGTCTTCACGGGTGATTCCTCTCTGAGGAGAAAGGTCACTCACTGCAACAACATCCCGGTGGCTCATATTTCTGAGGGGCTGCCGTTTAAGGAGAAGAAAGTGATCAACAAGACCACCATGGCCAACGAGAAGAAGGTCAGGGAGCTTATTGAGCGCAACCTTCGGAAGGAGATACATCCCTCGACCAAGCCCTCGGTCGATTTCATTGCCAAGATCCTCCGTGACGCAAAGGAACAGGGGATGGTCTATGACGTCAAGGACCTGAAGCCTAGGGTGCTGGCTTTCGCCATGAACTCGACAAATCAGTCCGAGGCGGCTATCAAGACCGTGATGGAGATGCCGTTCACTAACGAGGATCCTGAGGAGAAGTCCGTGGGGTTCCCGACTGGTGAGCTAGTATTCTTCGACTGTGAGGTATTCCCGAACCTGTTCCTCGTGAACTGGAAGGTGAAGGGTAATCCGACGGTACATCGGATGATTAACCCCACCCCTGAGGAGATCGGGGCCCTCTGCGAGATGCGGCTTGTCGGCTTCAACTGCCGGAAGTATGACAACCATATTCTCTATGCTCGTACGCTGGGGTTCAATAACGCCAAGCTGTACGACTTGAGTAAGCGGATCATCGAGAATAGCGTCACAGCTGGATTCGTCGAGGCCTATAACCTGTCCTACACCGATGTGTACGACTTCGCAGCCACCAAGATGTCTCTCAAGAAGTGGGAGATCGAGCTTGGTCTGCACCACCAGGAGCTTGGTATTCCTTGGGACGAGAACGTTCCCGAGGATCGCTGGGAGGAGGTTGCAGCATACTGTGACAATGACGTTATCGCCACCGAGGCGGTATTCGATCATCTCCATGCGGACTGGCAGGCCCGCCTTATGCTTGCCGAACTGTCTGGTCTGACTCCTAACGACACGACCAACAAGCACAGTCAGTTCATCATCTTCGGAAAGAACAGGAATCCGCAGAGTGAATTCGTTTACACCGATCTCAGTAAGCAATTCCCTGGCTATCAGTACGCTTTCGGCAAGTCTACCTATCGTGGGGAGGAGGTTGGTGAGGGCGGATACGTCCACGCCGAGCCAGGAATCTATGTCGACGTCGCGCTTCTCGACGTTGCGAGCATGCATCCCACTTCAATCGAGTGTCTCAACCTCTTCGGAGACCGATACACTCAGCGTTTCAGCGAGATCAAGCAAGCCCGAGTAGCGATCAAGCACCACGACGACGAAACTGCTCGGAAGCTTCTGGATGGAGCGCTTGCTCCGTTCCTCGATGAGGGAGTGGATTATGAGGCACTGGCCTTCGCTCTCAAGATCGTCATCAACTCCGTGTACGGTCTCACTGCAGCAAAGTTCCCAAACGCCTTCAAGGACCCCCGGAACGTGGACAATATCGTCGCCAAGCGTGGCGCTCTGTTCATGGTGGATCTGAAGCACTTCGTCCAGGAGCAGGGTTTCGACGTTGCACACATCAAGACCGACTCGATCAAGATCCCGAGGGCTACTCCCGAGATCATCGAGAAGGTTATGGAGTTCGGCAAGAAGTACGGCTACACCTTCGAGCACGAGGCTACTTACGACCGTATGTGTCTTGTGAACAAGGCCGTCTATGTCGACTACGAGGATGGACACTGGAGTGCTACCGGCGCACAGTTCCAGCACCCCTACGTCTTCAAGGAGCTCTTCTCGAAGGAGGAGCTGGATATTCGAGACGTGGCGGAAACCAAGAGCGTCACCACCGCTCTGTACCTCAACAACGGAACAGAAGAGAAGCCAGAGATGGAGTTCGTCGGCAAGACCGGCGCCTTCGTCCCCGTGAACCGTGGAGGCGGGATCCTTCTCCGCGAGAAAGATGGTAACTACCATGCCGCATCAGGCAGTACCGGTCACAGGTGGGTACAGTTCGAGTCCTTCAAGGAAGCCCACGCAGACGACTGGAAGGAATGGGTCGACTGGAGTTACTTCGAGGGTCTTGCTGACGATGCAAAGGCTGCGGTGGGAGAATTCGGCGACTTCGAGGCCTTCACCCTTGGAGCTTGAGCCGTATATCTGGAACGGAGACAATGATGGCTGAGTACGAGAACCAGTGGGGTCCGTACAAAGAGCACTCGATCGAGAAGGATCGAGACCCGGTTCTCGACGACCCGATCATCTACGGGGTCAATACCAAGCACTTTACGGTGACTGTATATTCTCAGGACGGGCGAGTCAATAAGTATTGGAATGCCCGCATCCTCAAGGATGATCTGGGGTACTGTCGAATCGCCTGTCCTCGGGATGGGAAGATTCTGTGCTTCAACTGGGTACACTGGACTACTTACATGTTTACCCATGACGGCCTGAACGAGCTGGTCTTTATGCCTGGCTCGAGCAGGAAGACGATTTCTCGACTTTACCATGAGGAGGTGAAATAATATGGGATGCTGGCGCTGGGTTCTTGTCCGCGGTCCTTTCTGGCAGCGACACTGGATGTTCGTGCAGGACGCTGGATGCTACAGGCATAACTACACCTGATGTGTAAAAGCCCCCGGGTCTGTAAAAGGGGCCGGGGGTCCGCGTCAGAAACTACGGGTACTATGAGACCCCTCTACTCGAAAGGAATACTCATGCTGCCCGTTGCCAAGATTATCATCTCCGGACTCTCCTCCATTGGAGCTGGTATGATTGCCAGCAAGCTCACCAAGCCTATCGTCTCGAACGCAAATGGAATCGCTAAGATTCTGCTTTGGTTCGGATCGATAGGCACTGGTGTTGCTGCTAGTGCAATTGTTGCCCGCGAAGTCGAGAAGCAGTTCGACGAGACCGTCAAGGCCGTCAAGGAAGCCCGAGACCACATCGAGATCGAAGACTGATCTCTAGTTTATACCCCATTAACTTGGGGTATAGGCTTTTCTGAAAGGAGCACACATGCCAGGAAAGATTGTCGCCCACGATACCCATCTTCGTATCGATACGGAGTTCATTGAGCTCAAGGACTGCTTCGAGGCATTCCGACGAGGGGTGGAGTACCGTGAGAAGAATGACGTTGATGATATTCTCGTCATATGTAATGCCCCCGATATCATTGAATACCAGCTCAAGAACGGGGACAGCTTTATCGTCACCTATGATCCCATTCATCGGATCATCGTGATGCGGGTGTTCCTCCACGACGAGGACATCACCATCAAGCCCATCTATATTTACAACAACCGTGAGTACCAGATCGCCTGTGAGTTCCTCAGGCAGATTATGCACGACAAGATTGATCTTAAGAACGAGTGGATCGCATGAGCCAGAAGACCCCAAGCGTTATCGACTACTTCAACCCCGATGGCACTCTTCGTGAGGAGTCTACCGAGTTCGAGGCCCTGGATCTTGAGCAGTATATCGACCGACGGTCCAAGATCAAGCCGGACTACAACAGCGCGGTATCGGGTATAATGCAGTTCGACCTTGCGGGTGATGTTGAGGTCAGTTTCTACCGCACCCCGGCTGTAGTGTACGGGGAGGTTATATTCCCGACTGGTGGGAAGACGGTACTCTTCAAGTGTCATCAGAAGAAGAACCTAACCGGTTTCATTCGTAAGGTCCTGGAGATCGCCTCCTGGCCTATTGACCGTATCCACACCGACTTCCGAATTACTTTCTAAGGAGCACACAATGGCACGACTTGGTAACCTGACAATCGAGAACGCACGCATCTTCTTCAAGGACTTCTCCGCTGAGGGTCCTTACGCTGGTGGTACAAAGCGTACCTTCTGCGTTGAGATCCCCGAGGACATGGTTGAGGCCCTTGAGCGAGATGGGTGGAATCTGAAGACCCGGGAGTCTCGGAATGACCCGGATGCAGTCACCCACTATCTCAAGGTGGAGGTGTCCTACCGGGCCCGTCCTCCGAAGATCGTCTGTATCCCGAACCTGACTCGACGGAAGGTGTTTATCAACGAGCAGACTGTCAACTCCCTGGACTACGTCGAGATCCTGAACGTGGATCTCACGATCAACCCCTATGTCTGGGAGGTCAACGGTAACTCCGGAGTGAAGGCATACCTTGGTACGATGTATGTCACCATCGCCGAGGATCCGCTCGATGCAAAGTACGACGATGTGGAGGAGGCCGCCTGATGCGACGCTACGGATTCTTCAACTTCCTCTTTGACGTATTCATGGTCTCGGTGACCGGAGGATTCTGGCTTATCTGGATCTTTATCAGGGAGATGCGGCGAGGCTGATTCTATACCCCGGGGTCTGTAAAAGGGCCCCGGGGTCCCCCACTCATAGAAAGGACACACGTGGCTAGCCGACTTATCGTCAGTGCTGATGATATTCTGAAGGCGGTCAAGGAATCAGAGGCGTTCGAGAGGAAGGCCCTCTCTGAAGCTCGTAAGCGAGATCGAGATGAGGGCAAAGAACCTCGAGAGACTCTGTATCCAAACCCGGATCTTAAGCCTGGTCGAGAGATCGTGCTCGACTACATCAAGAACCCGGAGCGTCGTCGTACGCCACGGTGTTCCGTTCACCTTGAGAAGCGGACTGCGAACAACAGCTATCGGTTTATCGTAGACGTATCTCAGGTAAGGAATCGAGAGCTTGCGGATGAGATTGAGAAGGATCTCTTCGCATTCATGGACTACCTTCTCGACGAGTACGACATTCCACGACGCATTAGAAAGTGAGTACACACATGTTTTCTCTCATCCGGGTTTCCGAAGGCCCCGTTGACATCTACGAGCTTCGTATGCAGTATCTTGCTAAGCTCAAGCAGACGGATGGGGTTATGCTTCCCACATTCATCTACCGGAACAAGGACCTCTTCGTCACTGATTTCAAGCCCACGTGTGATGATCAGTGGATCATGTACATGACAAATGCCGAAGGGCTCATCACCAAGATGCGGATCAAGAACGGCGACCTGATGAGCAATGGGTCGGTTCTGTTCCTTGCAGAGGAGAGGAAGACCTATAACGCCAAGGAGTACTACGACTACTGGAGTGCTCGGGAGGGTAAGCCTGCTCCGTTCTTCTACGAGTCCCGACAGTACCACGTCAAGTCCTTCATGCGGGTTCCCGGCTCGACCGATCTGTGGATCACCGCTGAGCGAGAGACCGGACACTGGTACACCTTCCGTATGTCAGACGACCAGAAGTCCAAGTTCACCCGGCACACCATGACTAACGAGAAGGGGCACCAGAGTTACGACTGGGTTCTCGAGAACGTTGAGTGGGCTGCTGACACGATCCGTTATTTCTGAGGAGGATATTGTGGAGCTCACTGACGGCGGATGGTACAATACCCCCCGTATTATCAAGGGTAAGGACTTTCTGGCACATATTCATGACACATACGCATCTGGAAATGCTATGTATGTGGAGTTTAAGGCGTCCGAGGGAGAGGTGCGTATCCTCGAGTATCGGCGACTCTATGACGTAGATACAGAAAGCGCGGTCCTGTTTACAATCAACACCTTTCCGCAAGAGAGTATTCTCCTCAAGAACATTGAGGAGTATGAGTTCATCCAGTACCGACCCCAGCAAGCATGGAAGGCGATTCACATGGGACGCACCAAGCGCATCAACCTCGAGCAGTTCGACCAGATCTGGCTCGATCAGACATTCCAGAAGCTGCACCCGGTTATCGTCAACCACGACGGCAAGTTCTGGCATGTGATGGGGCTGAAGCTAGACGTGGACGCAGATGGCTCGTTCTGGGGGCTCTATCTCAAGCGTCAGGACAGCGACTTCATGAATAAGATTCTCATGCCTCTGACTCAGAAGTTCATCTACAATCCCATCTCGGGTTCTTGGTCCCTTGACGACCCGACTCAGGAGATCAAGGACCTTGAGGAGATCAAGCAGACTCTCCGAGCTGATGCGATCCTGGATGTGACGGTTTCGGGCGTACCTATGAAGCTGATCAGGGTTCAGGAGATCGCGAAGGGTGTTCTATTCTTCGTCTTCCAGGACGAGGAGAAGAACAAGCGGTACTACTACAATCGCCCAGCCATCAAGCTCCGTATCGTAACGGATCCGACCACTGGCGAGCAGAAGTACCTCCTGGACCATATCAAGGCCATGCACATTGACTGAGCGCTGGAGGAATTTACCCCACCCCTTCTCAAGGTATGAGGCATCTGATCTCGGTCGGGTGCGTAATGTCTCGAGTGGGCGAGTTCTTCGGATCCAGAAGTGCTCAGACGGTGCTCCCGGGTTCTCCCTGTATCGTGATGACTCAGGTAAGCAGACCATGGTTCGCTGTGGTGTGACTATCTGGCGTGCGTTCCATGGAGAGCCCGGGGCACGGCGATATGTCATTCACTTGAATGGCGACATGGCCAACTGCAGTCTTGAGAACCTCAAGCTGGTGTCCTACTCCGAGTACCGGCAGGCCTGGTATGACGAGTACAATGCAGAGCAGGATCGTATCTTCGACGAGACTGTCTCTGAATTCGACGACTACATCTTCGGCTCTTGTACGGAGTCGGAGTCGGATAGAAAGACTCGATTTGGCTACTGAGCAGTGGAAGACAATCCCCCACCCATTTGAGAAGTACGAGGTATCGGACTTGGGGAGGGTTCGAAACAAGAGGACTGGTCGTTGTCTGTCCCCCTCTCTTGACAAGCAGACCTGGTCTTATCGGATGTACCCGGTTG